TATTGATGAGATTATCAGTACTCGTAGATTGGTTCACATCATTCAGGCCTATAAGATCTTTGGTGATAAAGTTAAAGCAATTCAACTTTGCTTAAATCGTTTTGATGATGAAACTAAGCAAGCATTTTTGGATCTTTATGATAAGGTTGATAATGAGGTTGACATTACACAGGAGGAGGTGTTATGATAAATGCATGGAGTCTTGCATATGATGTACTTAATGGAACACTTGACGAAAATTTTCCTCCTATGAACAGTTTTTCTACTGCAGAAGAAGGGGCAGAATGGGTTAAAAAGAATGGGGGTTATGAATATACCCCCACTCCAGACCCAAATGATCATAATGATCCAAGGAATTATCCTCCTTATGTTTATGAATCGCCTGATGGTGGTAAGACTGTAACTAGGAGGAAGGCAGGTTCTTTAGACAAAGAAGTCATTCATGGTGATTATTACACTTCTAGTAAGGTAACTGAAGTCAACAATGATTCAGAATTCAATGATTTTATGAACTCTAAGAAACCAGAACCTAATCTAAAGTATAATCCTCGTAAGTATGAGGAAGATAAGTCTATTGAGGCACTTAAGAATTATGTTTCTTCAACATACTCTGGACATTATACTTCAGATCAGAACAATACACAGACATTGGATTTGATTCAGTCTGTGGGTGATGCAGAATCTTTCTGCCGTTCTAATGCTATTAAGTATCTTGCACGGTATGATAAGAAGGGACAAGCAAAACAAGATATATTAAAAGCAATGCACTATTGCTTACTGTTGTATTACTTCAGTGGCCAAACTAATGAAACTCCGACCCGTGGTTATGAAACTTTCTGATTCAACTTTGACATTACTGAAGAACTTCAGTAATATTAATCAGTCTATTCTGTTTAAGCAAGGTAAATCTCTTCGTACAATTTCTGTAATGAAGAACATCCTTGCTGAGGCTACTATCAATGAAGAGTTGCCAAAAGATTTTGGCATCTATGATTTGAATCAGTTTTTGAATGGATTGTCTTTACATAATAATCCTGATTTGGATTTTGAGAATGATAACTTTGTTGTCATTAAGGAAGGAAGATCTCGTTCAAAGTATTTCTTTGCCGATCCTAATGTGATCGTTAAACCTCCAGAGAAATCTATTGAACTTCCTACTGAGGATGTATCTTTTGAATTAAAGACTGATCAATTAGACAAATTGCTTAAAGCAGCAGGTATCTATCAACTTCCTGATTTGGCAGTTATTGGTGAGAATGGTGTTGTTAAACTTGTTGTTCGTGACAAGAAGAATGATACTTCTAATGACTATGCTGTAGTCGTTGGCGAAACTGAAGGTAATTTCGTTTTCAACTTTAAGGTTGAGAATATTAAACTGATTCCTGGTTCTTATGATGTAGTAGTTTCACAAAAACTTCTATCGAAGTTTACATGTCGTGAGCATGACTTAACTTACTACATTGCCCTAGAACCAGATTCTACTTATGAAGAGTGATTTTTTATGGGTAGAAAAGTATCGACCTAAGACGGTTCAGGATTGTATTCTTCCAGAAAGTATTAAAAGTACTTTTCAGGAGTTTGTAGAGAAAGGAGAGATACCTAATCTTCTCCTTGCTGGGCCTGCTGGTTGTGGTAAGACAACTATTGCACGTGCCTTATGTGAACAGTTGGGATCAGATTACATTGTTATCAATGGTTCTGATGAGGGTAGGTTCTTAGACACAGTAAGAAATCAAGCAAAGAATTTTGCTTCTACTGTCTCACTTGCTGCCACTGGAACTCATAAGGTTATAATTATAGATGAGGCAGACAACACTACTCATGACGTTCAACTCTTACTTAGGGCCAATATTGAAGCGTTCTACAACAACTGTAGGTTCATATTTACCTGCAACTATAAGAACAAAATCATTGAACCCTTACACTCCAGATGTGCCGTCGTTGAATTTTCTATCACAGGAAAACAGAAACCCGCAATCGCTGCTGCTTTCTTCCAACGACTTAACAATATCTTGGACAGTGAACGGATTGAAGCTGATAAGAAAGTCCTCGCAGAACTCATCAACAAACACTTCCCAGACTGGAGAAGAGTTTTAAATGAGTGCCAACGCTATAGTAGTAGCGGTACAATTGATTCCTCCATACTAGCGGAGTTTAGTGATGTCAAGACATCGGACCTCATCAAGAAACTTAAAGAGAAGAACTTCACTGAAGTTCGTAAATGGGTTGTTAGTAACCTTGACAACGATCCTAGTGTTATCTTACGCCGTGTCTACGAGTCTCTCACTGATGCAGTGGTTCCTCCTAGTATCCCTGCTGCTGTTCTTATCATTGCCAAGTACCAGTATCAGATTGCTTTCGTTGCTGATCAAGAAATTAATCTCTTGGCTGCGCTCACTGAAATCATGTGCGAGTGTGAATTCAAATGAGTAGAGAAATTCCTACAAAAGAATACATGCAAGATGGATGGGATAGTGGCCCTATTGGTTGCCATCCATACAAACGTGGAAGTAGGCACAATAAGATTGGTATGACTATTATGTTCATATTCTATGGTATTGTACTTGTGCAAGTTATTCATGCTATGCTAGTATTACCATTCTTTCCTATTCCTTTTACAATCCTATTAGGATTATGTTTTATTTACTATGTCGCTTGGAGGGCAACTTAAAATGACATCACCACAATTACCACCATTACCTCAATGGGGTAAGAATGATAAGGTTACAAAAGTCCGTGCTCAAGTAAAGAGTAGATTTTATTATCTATTCTGGGGCATTGCAGCATCTGTAGTATTAGGTCAACTATATGTTGGATCTGGATACAGAGGATTTGCTCGTTCTTTAAATAGAATCTTTGATACTATTGAGATAGAAGTTGGTAGAGATTATAACGGACAGAGATTTTATTGATGCTACTGAGTGAATCAGATGCTGTTTATGCTGCTGATCGGTTTATCAATTACTATTCCAACTTTAATCGTATTGATGACTATCTCAGGCATGTAAAGAAGGACAGGATGGATAACCGTTCTGGATCACTTTTTGGTGCTGATACTGAGTTCTTTGATGCATTTGATATGCATCCTAATAAGATGGAGTTTAAGATTCATGTAGTTGATACAGATCCTAAAACTGCATCTAGGTATAACCAGTGGTTATATTCTGAGACACTTAATTTAACAGCATCTAATGCTGTAGAGGAAGCAATACCAGGACGTACACATAAGTGGATAGTAGAAGAAGTTAATACTAAAAAGATAGTTGGGGTTGTTAGGTTTGGTTCCCCTACGATTAATAGCAAACCTCGTAATAATTACTTTGATAGGGTAGTTCCTCTTAAAGAAATTAATCCTTATTTTGTTATGGGTTTTAACATTGTTCCTACTCAGCCTTTTGGATTCAATTATCTTGGTGGTAAGTTGCTTGCTCTTTTGGCATCATCTTACGAATTAAAAAGTCAGTTTGATCACAAGTATGGAACTGATCTCAAGTATTTTGAAACTACGTCGCTATATGGTACGACCAAGGGAATGTCCATGTATGATGGATTGAAACCCTTCCTGAGGCATATAGGGGACACTGAGAGTAAGTTTCTTCCACTATTCCATGATGATGAATTCCGTCAATTCTTTAAATGGTTTAATGTTAGAAATAATAATGAACGTCTTATTTCTGCAGATAAGTCTTCTAAGAAGATTAAGATACAGAGTAAGATGATATCTATTATTAAAAACTCTCTTAAAGATAAGGAGAAGTTAGAACAGTTTAATACAAGCATTAAACATGCTATGTCTCTCACAGAAAAGAAAAGATATTATCTTGGTGACTTTAGACACACTGCTCAACAAGCAATTGATTGGTGGAAGAAGAAAGCATCTAAGAGATATGATAAATTAACTCGTGAGGGTAGAGTCAGAACTGAATTAGAAGTATGGAAACCAGATGCTAATTTGGAGATTATTCGATGAACCAACGTGAAAAACTAAACAAGTTTCGTGGTAGAAATAACCATGAAGATATTATCTTCTATTCATTTAAGAAGAGTAAGATTGATCACATCAACACTCATGAATTACACAGACTTGAACACAGTATTAAATCTATTAGGGAGTTTAACAATGAAATATCTGTTTATCTTTTTTGTGACGATCCTTCTATTATTCCCCTTTATTTCCCTCTTGAGTACTCAGTAAGAGTTGAACCATTTCAAGAAGGTTTTGATCATGATATGCTTAATGCGTGGTCGATTCATAGATGGTATAACTTAAAGTATTTTGAACAAGAAGCTAATATACTATACGTTGATTCTGATACTATCTTTAACGATGACCCTAAGTATCTTTTTGATACTTATTGTATTCATGATGTATATGGAAGAGAGGAGTTTGGGTTTAAGAATGATCCCAAGGTTAGTGGTGGAAAGAGAATAAGAGAGCAGTTAGATTTAGTTGATGTTTGCATTTATGAACTGGGTGGTAAGGTAGAGATTTATAAGTATTGTCTTGGTGTAGTTCTGATGAATAACGTGCATCATAAGATAGTAGAGTCTCTAGATGACCTATCAGAGTTGATGGAGAAGTTTAAGAAGAACCAGGTCTTGATGCCTCTTCCTAATAGAAGGATAGTTGATGAGTATGCAGTGTGGATTATATTCAGTCGTCTTGAGTTATCAAATGGGTTGTTTGGTCTACAGGATGTGACTCAGGGTTATTTGGAGCACAAGCACCAAGAAACATTTAATCCTGTAGTATTACATTACACAACATTGAATGAACAAAAGTTTGCACGTTCTGATTCAAAGTATGCTAATCTTTTAAGAGATCATGTTGCATTGGGTAAGGACATTGATCCTTATCATGAGTATCAAGATACTCAACATATTCCTCAAGAGTATCTTGAGATAGTAGCAACGGAACCAGAAAATGAAATGTCCTATCAAGAAATGATTGACGCTGGTTACGAAATGTCTGGAGAAGGTATTTGGCTGCCACCACAAGATGCTGAACTTGATTTTGTTTATTACGATGACTGAACTCAAAGATTGGTTGAACTCTATCAACTTTAATAAGGATGATTTAACTTCTGATGATCCAGATTGTATCAAGGAATATCCTTCTTATATTGTTAACAGATGTCTTAGTGGACATCTTGATACCATCCTCTATGCCAATGAAATGAATCTGCATCCTAATCTTGATAAGGACATGCAATATCAGTTTTTTCTAAATAGTCTGAGGAAACGGAAGAGATTCTCACCCTGGCTAAGAAAGGATAAAGTTGATAACCTTAATATCATTAAAAAATATTATGGTTATAGCAACGAAAAGGCACTACAGGCTTTAAGACTTCTGACTCAACAACAACTGGATTACATTAAAAAGCGACTTGACACTGGAGGAATGAGATGAGCACTGTGAAAGAGCCTGAGGTTAATTGGAATCAGGAAATGATGGTAGAGGTTCAACTAGGTGAACCAGATGATTTTCTTAAAGTTAGAGAAACTCTTACTAGAATTGGTGTAGCTTCACGCAAGGAAAAGAAGTTATATCAATCATGTCATATCTTACATAAGCAAGGAAGATATTATATTGTACATTTCAAAGAATTATTTGCGTTAGATGGGAAACACGCTAACCTTACTGCTAACGACGTTCAGCGTCGGAACCGTATTACTCAGTTGCTTTCTGATTGGGGTCTCATAGAAGTTGTTAATGCAGAATCTATTGGTGATATTGCACCATTGAATCAAATCAAAGTTCTTTCTTTTAAAGAGAAAGATGAGTGGACATTAGAAACTAAGTACAACATAGGTAAAAAGAAAACCACTGAAACCAAGTAATTGAAAAAATTTATTTTTGATGTGGATGGGACTCTTACTCCCAGTCGCAAAAAGATTGAGCATGAATTCTGGGCTCCCTTTCTTATATTTTGCCGACATAATGATGTCTATCTTGTTACTGGTAGTGATCATGCCAAGACTGTGGAACAGTTAGGTCTTGATATATGCTACACAGCTAAACGAGTATATAATTGCTCTGGTAGCGATGTATATGAGAAAGATAAAAATGTTTATAGGGATGATTGGGAACTACCAAAAGAGGTAGAAGATTTTTTAATGGATGAGTTAGCATATAGTTGTTTTCCTATTCGTAATGGATTGCATATTGAAAGGAGGTTTGGTGGTGTTAACTTTAGTATTCTGGGTAGAAAGTCTACTTGCTTTGTAGAAAGAGAAGAGTATGTTAAGTGGGACACGGAAAGATTAGAGAGACATGATATAGCAGAAAGACTTAGGAAAAATTTTCCTGATTTATCAGTAGCACTTGGAGGACAAACAGGTCTTGACATAGGGCCTCTGGGTAGTGATAAAAGTCAAATCCTAAGAGATTTTAGTAAAGATGATGAGTTGCATTTCTTTGGTGATAGGATAGAAAAAGGTGGTAATGACCACACCTTAGCAATGAAAATAGTAGAAAATATGATGGGAGTTGCTTATAATGTCGATGATTATACGGAAACCAGAACTATATTAGAGGGTTTCCCACATGACAAGAATTGAGTATGTGTTATAATTAATTGTGTCGCCGTAAGGGACACATTACACACTCGCTCATAGGAGGAGCTATCATGGGAAACCTAGCAAGATATCGTTCTACTGATCTTCCAGAACTAATGGATAAGATCATATCGAACAGTATAGGAATCAATGATGATTACTTAGACAAATTTTTTAACGTATCACACACTTCAAATTATCCACCATTTAATTTAATCCAAGTAAATAATGTTGAATCGAAACTGGAAGTCGCCCTCGCAGGGTTCAAGAAAACTGACATCCAAGTCTATACGGAGTATGGAAAATTATTTGTGGAAGGCAAGCAGGAAGATAAAGAAACAGATGGAGAATTTATCCACAAAGGATTGGCCCAACGTTCATTTGAACGACAATGGACGCTCGCAGACGATACGGAGGTTAGATCCGTCAGCTTTACCGACGGACTCCTCACCGTGGACTTAGCAAAAATCATACCAGAGAAACATGCTCGAAAAGAGTTTAATCTTTAATACATAGGAGGGGTTGCATCCCCTCCTTTTTTATGATACAATAATTCTATGACAATTAAACTAGCCCTACTAAAGTCTGGAGAGGATGTGATTGCCGATTGGCGAGAGATTGTCCTTGAAGATAAAGACAAGGTTGCAGCGTATCTTGCTTGTTACCCTTATTCTGTAAAGATTAAGGATGGGGAAGATTCATCAAAACTTGCTCTTTCTTATTACCCTTGGATGCCTTTATCTAAGGATACTGAGATAGCAGTAGACCCCACTTGGGTTGTAACATTAGTAGACCCAGTTGATGAAGTAAAAACAACCTATGAGGAAAAAATCAATGTCATCAAAGAAAGACGCAAAGGTGATGGTTCTGACAACGGGACTAACACTGATAGCGACTCTTGAAGAACTAAGTTCGGAGTTGGGAGAACCTGATTGTAAATTGATTGAACCATATGTGGTTACACCTGATGGTACTGTAGAGCCTTGGTTACTTAATGTGACAAATCAAAGCGAAGTAGTAATATCATCTGATAAGATATTAACATTGGTCGATCCCAAAACACCTTTACTAGCAAAATACGAAGCAGTATTTGATTGATGCGTTTTTATACTAATGTCCAACTTGTTGGTAACCAGTTCCTTGTTCGTGGAT